ACCAGCACAGTGATCCGTAAGTGTAGTGGATCTTGACATTCCAGGAACAAAATAACCTCTACTACGATCATCTGCTATACCACCTTGATGTCCACCTGGCATTTCCCAATGATCAAAGACAGTTGTTCCACCATTTCCCCCAGCAGCACCAGCAAGTCCTCCTGCTCCACCTTCTCCTATTGTGACAATTGCTGTAGCACCAGAAGCATAATGTGAAATGTCATATTGAAATTCCATATATGCTCCACCAGCACCACCACCACCCCCAATAAGATTATTTGTTCCTGTGAAACCACCACCAGCACCTCCACCACCAGCACCCACAATTGTGCCAATTACAAATTTTGCTCCTGTTGGGAATGTGTATGTGGTTGATGAAGTAAATGTTCTACCTTCAATCAGACGATATGGAAATTTATTTTCCCATCTATTGTTCGTTCCATTCCATTCTATTATATGACCATTGGTAATACCAGAAATATGAACATCCGAAAGTTCAGAAAGTTCCTGATAATTGTCAACATCAAGTTGAACAATTCCTGCTCCAACACCAGCACTCTTTACAATCACACCAATACGAACACCGTGATTGGGTGCTTCTGGAATTCCAACTCGCATAGCACCAGCAGTGACTTCAGAAAGATATACCGTATCTCCTTCAGAACCGATGTTGTTCGTGCGAACTCCAACGAATTCACCCTTGACCATTACATAACCATTTGCGCTGTCGGCAATGTCTTCTGATGCCATACCAAGAACATTTACCGATGTTGCTTCTGCGTCTGCTTGTGCTAAGGCAATCTTCAGAACATCGCCTTGAGCACCTTCAACATACACAATTTGACCTTTGCTGATTGTTGAACCTGTTCTGTTTATTACATATACAAATTCCGCTTCATTGATCCTGGAGTGAGTGTAACCGTTGAAAATGGTATAGACATTCTGAATGTTTCCACCGGTGACATTGATGTTGGAACTTTCCTGATATGCCATCGTCTTCAGACCGGTCACGCGACTGTCGTTGCCTTCCATTATCTTATTGGCAACAGTTCCAAAGTCAGCGGATATTGTACCTGAAGTCGTAATTGTACCACCGAGCAATCCATTGCCAGCAGTCAATTGTTCCATCGTGGCATTGAAGAATGGAGAACTTGGATCAACGGCAAAGGCAAAGTCATTTCCAGTCTTGCTTATCTTGACTGATGTGCCAGAAAGTGTAACAGCACCAGTGGCAGTTCCTTGAGCATTGGAGATTGAACTTACGCCAGATCCACCACCACCACCTTCACCACCTACAGAATAAATGACAGATGGAAATACTTCAAGAATTACATTTTCTGGACTTGTAATTTCCAGTTGTATTGGACTTGAATTTGTAATTGTAAGATCTACACTCATCGTGTTGTCTCCGCATCAATAGCAAAGTTGCCACTCAAATATGTGGTTATGATACCTGAATTATTCATCTGAAAGTCATATGAATATACAAGGTCTGGATCAAGTGCTGCCATCGTAGCACCAGTGAATGTAGCAACGAATGATGTCTTTGTTCCATCAAACGAGTATGTAATACCCGAACTTGGTGACGAAAGACTGATTGTTGGTGATGCTGCCGATGGTGCTGTCCTTACCTGTAATGCTGCGGTCGCACCAGTATATCCACCTGATAATGTGAATGCGAGTAGAAGAGTATCGCCTTGATATGCGTGTATGTCGTATTTTGCTGGTCCTGCCATTAGTTTAACTCCTCATTCTTTTTCATATAAGAATATATGAGTAATAGTTGTTCTTTATTTAGTGCTATACCTTCAATTAAATTACATTTATTACAAAGTATTCCACGCAATCTACCGGTATTATGACAGTGGTCTTGACACTTTTTGTTCTTTTCTGTAAACTCACAACCACATATTTCACAATTTGTTGCTTCCCAATACCTCTCAAATTGTTCTTCTGTTCCTTTATAGTCTGCCTTCCAGTGTCTACGCCTGTACTGTTTTGGTGTTAATTTATCTAGATATATTTTCGTATTTGCGTTAGCACGCTCTCTTGGACTATTCCATTTCTTTGGTGATCCACCCATTCTTCTTCCTTTCTAATAGCAGGAACCGTCAATCGCTTGTGTATTGATTATAAGATACATTGATGCTCCGTTCAGTCTTCTCATTGCCCAACAGAATACAGGTGTATCAATCGGTATCTGTACTGGAGCAAATCCTACCGGTAGATTTGCTGGATCAACTCCATAGGCATAATATCCATTCGCATTGCCCAGTTCGCTGATTGACATTGCGTTGAGATAAGCACCTGTAGCACCAGTTCCTCCACGACTTACGATCTCTGGTAGAGGTAATCCTGCTCCTCCTGCGGTGAACCCTTGCCACGATATTCCGCAAGGTGCTATCTTATAGTGCCACACATATTTATTGGTCGTCTGATCTGTATTCGGATAAGATGCCAAAGACGCACCCTTTATTTGAGCGAGGAGAAAATCCTCGTCCTCAAACATATGATACTGTTGAACTAACTTGCGTTGTGGTTTTGGTCTTTTACCAAATATCATTATTGCCAGTATCCTGTAGACGCGAATGAAGCACCGATTGGGTCAAAATTATATCCTGGATTATCACCAGTAAAATGGAAAAATTTGAAGTCAAATGAACTTCTTTGCGGTCTTTGCCATCTTACATCACTCAGTTGTGTTCCATTATTTGATGTTGCTGGCAATCCATCTCCTGCCATCGTTGGAACCTGATCATTGAAGTATAACTGGTCATATACAACTGTGTGTATGATTTCGTATAATGAACCTTCAAGGTCAACTAAATTAAAACCAGTGTATAGTAGAGTTCCTGCTGAGAAACCGTTATATGCTGGTTCGTTGTACTGATTGAGATAATTGGCATAGTATTTTGCCAAAGTGCTCTTACTTACATCTCTCGCATCTTTAATGGTGCGAACACTAATCTGTAGTGTAGGAACATCTTCAATTAGACCTTGCTTGCTTCCTGATATGGCAGCAGTTCCACCGATATGCCCTGTAGACCCTGTTCCAGATGATGCTGGTTGTATGGTCCAAGGAGGTCGCATAAATGTTTCTGTCTGTCTTAGTCCTGCTTGGTATTCAATAGATGAAGGTAGACGAAGATCAACTGTAAGAGCAGTGTTCTGTGCTGGATTGTTTCTCAGACGAGTTGAGAAAGTATTGACGACTTGAACTCTTCCACCTTCAACATTGGTAAAATTGTGATTGAGACATCTTGCTTCAGATTGCCATTTGGCATAATTCGCAAGTGTGGCATTTGTATTCCAAGCAGAATAAGTAGCACCAATGTTTGGTATCGCACCTTCTGCGATCATTTGACGATAATCAATACCCTCAAACTTAATGATACCAAACGACTGTTCCTTCTTTTCAATTATCCAAGTTTCGGTGATAACATTTGGTTGAGAATTATCACCTTCAGTCATATCATATGATTTGAAGTAGCATTTGTAATTTGTAGTTGTTCTATAAGGTAATGCCATATTAATATAATAACCTCTTCCATTCGTTTACAATAATATCCTGATCTGCTTGTGTTCTTCTATTTAATTCAGAAGATGGATCTCCGAGTGCGGCAATAAAATCAAATGGATTGGTCAAAGCAGCACCAGCATATCTTGCTATACCTCTGGCAAATCCACCAATACTTTCACCAAGAGCACTGAAGATATTTGATCCACCACCTTGATTTACTTGTGCTGCTCCAATACCAAATTCTTGAAAGAACCCAGGTCTTCTGCGTTCTGGTGCGTTGTAATATGCTCGTATTCTTCTCGCAGCATTATAGTTTGGAGTTCCTTCAAATTGACTTAAATCTGAAAACGATTCTCTCAATCTTTGTGGAAAATTAACTGCTGCTCCAACGATACCAGCACCAACTCCAATTGGACCTAAAGCAGCAAATCTACCCATACCAAGCGCAGACATTGCTCTTCCTGCGATTCCAGTTATTGGTCTATTCTGTATTCCTTCAGCATATCGTAATGCTCTATTTGTTTGTCTATTAGCAAATCTTTGACCTACCCCAAGACCATATGCTCCAAGACCTACTAAATCACTCATTCCTGTGATTGTTCCTCCTGCTGCTAGTCCCATCATACCTCTTGATGAAAGACCAGCACCAAAATTTCCCATTGCTGTAGAAATCTTATAACCAGTTCTTGATAAGAAATTTGATGACACAATGTGAGCAAATCTTAAGTTATTAGCAGCATTCAAATTTCTCATAATAGAATTTGGTGCTGTTGGAAATGGAAGATCAGCATTAAAATCACCGAATGTTCGTCTAGCATAGAATCTACCCATTGACGCAGATATTCTTGCTAATCCTGCTTCATCAGCATTATCTATCATTCTGTTAAATCTTTGTCTTGGTGTTAACGATGACATTCTAACTCTACTCGCAACAGCACCAGCAACTGCTCCTGCGGCAATACCTGTAGCAAGTCCACCACCACCTAATCCTGCTCCTGCTGCTTGACCTCCACCAGTTCCAAATCCTGTTGATGTTCCTGCTCCACCTCGCATACCATAACGAAGACGACGATTTGCGTCTTGTATGCCACGGTCTACACCTGTAGCATCAACGATTACTGGAATTATAACTGGAGGTGTCTTTGCCATATTAAGTCTTTCTTATCTCGTTCAATGCTTCTGTGATTGACTTGTATATCTTATCTGCTGCTGTGGGTAATGCCTTTAGATATGCGTTCGTGATAAATCTCGTTTGATAGATCTTATCTCCACCCATATTCTTTAGATTGTTACGCCATCCTTTTCCTTTTCTACCGTGCTTCACACCTTTTGGATAGGGTCGCCAACCATCATTATACCAACGGGCGCGGAGTAGAACATAATCATCCGCGCCCTTAAGGACACCAACACCCATCCAAATGATTTTACCTCTCTTGTAGGATCTTACCTTGATCTTAATGTTTTTGCGAACTTCAGGATCATTCCAGGTAATTCCTGTCTTAACATCTGCTGTAATTTCCCTACCAAGATCGCGCAGTGCCTTGCGTATTACCTTGTTCTGTATTCTTTTTGGAACCAAATCAAGTTCTACTCGGACTTTGAGTAGACTGCTTTCGTTGACTGAAAATCTCACGAATGTTGTCCCAATCTGTGGTGTCCTTGTTGATATTGACCCAGACCACACTTAATTGGTCAATACTTGTTGCGTTCAACATTTGTTTCGCAGTCAGTAGAACGCTTACTGCTGGTCCTGAGATTTTGACCCTTCGCTGTATAATTTATCTATTTCTATAGCAATCTTTTCAATCACAAGTCCATCGCATTTCATTACTTCGTCAATGGAATTGAAGTATTGCTTATCGTCTTCCAGTAGATGGTTATACACCAACCAAGCAGTAAAGTTCACACCTTCCTTTGATTGCGTATATGCTTCAGCAAGATCTGCCAATGAAGGACGACGGAGTGACACCTTTAGTTCTCCCAGATCTACTTCCTTATTCTTGAGTGTCAGTGCGTCTTTTAAATTCATATATCATTTGCTCCGCTTACACCTGTTGTGGTATTGAATGTAAGTGCTCCGTGAGTGACCATCGTAAGTGACCCACGAACTAGATCTCCACTTGTGGCAATTACATCAAGACCTGTTATAAGTCCTGTGCCAGATACGAAATCTGTATTCGTACCTTGGGTATTGATATTAAACTTGAATGTTGTGGTTTGTCCATCAAGTAATTTGCTATAAAGATGTGTATGATCTGCCTTATTGTAGTAAATATCGGCAGCAATCTGACCTTGTAGAACACCACCGAGAACATATCCGTTCGCAGAACCAACTTGAGTAATATCAAGCGGATTGCGAGCAGATGAAACTGCGATTGTTCCGATGGCATCCATACCGGAACCACCTGGAATTTCTATTGATGAAAATGACGAACTATATGCTGGCATAGGTTAATCCTTGTAGTATATTTCTGAAGTTGTTACGCAAATGAATGGGTTAGTTTCTTCCCCTAACGAAGTGTCAGGTGCTTGTAGGACTGAATTCTTATTGATGACTGGACATAACATTATTCCATTGTATGTTCCATCAACAAGTGCTGCCTCTACATTTTCAGCAATTGCTTGAGCACCTTGACCTGTTTCATCAACTGATGAAATTCGTAGAGTACATTTCTTAATTGGTGAAGAACCAACTGTGATTGTTTCGTTGTCTTCTATCTCAAATGCGATTGCTGGAAAGGAACCAAATTGATTTCTCTTTCCATAATTGATGTTTGGTAAAGTAACTCCTGTTGTTGCTGATAGAAGTGTTCTTAATGCTTGAGGTAAACTCATCGGATCTCCTCCACATCTATTCTTGCCAATCTATCGCGATTTGCTTCGTTGCGAATACCACGAATTTGAAATTCCATACCATCACATTGTATTATGTCGGTTTCAAGAACACCAAGTTTATCAATTGTCTGCCATCTTGCCAATATCTCATATGTTCTTGTGGCAGCAACACCAAGACCGTAATCCACTTCATTTGCTGCCACATCTCTTAGGTCACAACGAAAAGTTCCAACAGTTGTGGCAAAGTCCTTCTTCTTCTTACCAACCGTGTCGGTATTTGCTTCTCTCTTTACCGTTGCTGTAAACCTAAGTCTACCAGCACTTATCATTCTAATACGCTCCTTGTTCTCCAACCATCCATAATGAACTTAGCAGAGATTGGAACTACTGAGAGTGAGATTGGTGATATTGCTTCTGGGTTATTATAGAATGACCCAACGAGAGCAATAATCACTTGTGCCAGATCTTTAGGCAAATCAGCAAACCCCGCAGTATATGTTATTTCTACTTGTGTATTATCCTTAAGATCAGGATACTCTGAGAAATTGATGTAGTAAGAGTTGGGTGCTTTTGATTTGTCTAAAAACCAGTCCGTAGTAGGCATTGTAGTCAATGTGCCTAACGAATTGTAATACTTTACCGATTTGACTTCAATGAATGGGTATTCATCAAATCTTGTCTTTACCCAATAATCACAGTATTGTGTGAACTGCTTTGGCGAGCAATTGACACCCGTTTCGTTATAAATGAATGCCATAACTGCGTCACGAAGACGAAGCAATTCAGCATCATCCGTATCATACTCAATCTTGAGTGCGTTTTTGATTTGTTGTAGTGTTGGCATAAAAGGACTTTGTGGGTATTTCACCACAAAGTCCCGAAAGGAAGAATTAGATAGTGAAGTAAGCGAATGCGCTGGTGTT